ATGCCTGCTTGAACAATCTCAATGGTGTAACCATGCTTGTTGACAATGTTGTGCCAATGCTGAGATCTGTTCCACTTTGATTTGTGACGATAGCGAGTGCCCTTCCCAACGTAAAACGCTTTACCATTGGAAGCCCGACGATGAATGTAAACAAAGAAGTCCATGCCGGATTATACCTAACTCCCCCGCTGCCATGGTCATCCGCCCCGCAAACGGCCTGATTGGCTGGACCCTGCGCCGCACAGGCTTCGCGGGAGTGACGCTCCCGTGGGGCATCTACATCTTGCCCGAGCGCTTGCAAGACGAACGGCTTATCAAGCATGAACGCGAACACGCACGGCAGATTGAAGAGCACGGTGTGATCGGGTTCTACGCACGTTATCTGTGGCTCACCCTCCGCCACGGCTATCGAAACAACCCGCTGGAGGTTTCGGCCCGAAAGGCAGAAGACAAATGAACGAACCCAAGATCACCCTTACTGATCTGTCTGTCAACGACATGAACGTACTGCTCGCTGGTTTGGGCAAGCTGCCGCTGGACGCTGCGTACCCTGTGTTCATGAAGGTCAAGGCGCAAGCTGAAGCGCAGATCACGGCACCCGAGCCCGCTGGCCTGAGCGACTGATCATGGCTTGGTCAGACGTACTGAAAGCGATCATCCCCATCGTGGTGGCCTGTATCGCATGGCTGCTGGGGCAAGTGAATTCTTTCTCTGAGCGTCTGACCAAGATCGAAGGCAGCATGCCTGCGCTCATCACCTCTACCGGCGTACCAACCGACAGCCCTGTATCTGCCGAGAAACGCGCCATCCTCAAAGAGCAGTTGATGAACCACATCAACGAGCTTCAGGTCAAGGTCCGGCTGCTTGAAGAGCGCGAACGTATAAAAGGAGCCAAGTGATGTTTGAATCGCTGATCGGTGGTCTGTTTGGCGGTTTGCTTCGCCTCGCGCCAGAGGTGTTTAAGCTCTTTGATAAGAAGAATGAACGGGCGCATGAGCTTCGCATGGTTGAAGCCGAGATGGAGTTTGCCAAGATCCGGGGTGAGATCGCCATGCGGCAGGTCGAAGCGCAGATGACGATGGCCGAGATGGACACGATGGCTCAGGCGTTCAAGGAGCAATCCGAGACCGCTAAGAATGCCGGGTGGTTTGTCTCCGCAATCTCAGCGCTGGTGCGCCCGATGGTCACTTACGCCTTCCTGGCTCTGTACGCCTCTGTGAAGATTGCTGCTTTCCTGATTGCCATAGAACAGAACGGCAACTGGAAGGAGGTCTTGGTCACGATGTGGGGCGCAGACGATCTTGCTGTCTTCAACATGATCATCTCCTTCTGGTTTGTCGGACGGGTGTATGAGCGGTCCAGCAAGTGAGGCGGTAGACATCGCCGCTGCTCTGTGCCGCCCTTTTGAAGGGCTAAGGCTGAAGCCGTACATCTGCCCGGCGGGCTACCCCACGATTGGCTATGGAACCGTTTTCAAGCCTGACGGCACCAAAGTGACGATGGAGCACCCCGAGATCACCAAGGAGATCGCGGATGAGTGGTTGCTGTCTGAGCTACAAACGAACTATCTGGCGGGGGTTTTGAAGGCTTCGCCGGGGTTGCTTGCGTTTCCAAAGGCCCTTGGGGCTATGACCGACTTTGCTTACAATCTTGGCGTGGCCCGGTATCGCGGCAGCACCCTGCGGCGCAAGATTGACGAGCAGGACTGGGACGGTGCCAAGGAACAGTTATCCCTGTGGGTGCGCGGCGGTGGCAAAGTATTGCCTGGACTCGTAAAACGTAGAGCCGCAGAATCGGCGCTGCTGGGGTAAATATGCTCAAAAAGATACAGCTAAAGCCCGGTGTCAATAAAGAGAACACTAGGTATACCACTGAGGGCGGGTGGTTTGACTGTGACAAAGTACGTTTTAGATACGGCACACCAGAGAAAATTGGCGGCTGGAATCAGCTATCAAACGTAAGCACATTTGAAGGCACAGCGCGTTCGCTGTGGCCGTGGTCGTCTTTGCTGGGTGTCGGAACGAACCTCAAGTTCTACATCATGTACGGCAGTGCGTACTTTGATATCACGCCGATAAGAGAGACCACAGCCGCAGGGGCCATTACTTTTGCTGCCACAAACGGCAGCGCGACCATCACGGCTACTGACATAGCGCACGGGGCAATAACTGGAGACTTCGTTACTTTCAGTGGTGCGGTATCTCTAGGCGGGAACATTACAGCCACCGTCTTAAACCAAGAATACCAAATCACTGTACTGACGGTTGACACGTACACGTTCACTGCTACCGCTACAGCCAATGCGTCAGACTCAGGTAACGGCGGCGCAGCCGTAGTAGGCGCTTATCAAATCAACGTAGGTCCAGCTACTCAAACACCTTTGGCTGGGTGGGGCGCGGGGCCTTGGGGTGGTGGCGCGTGGGGTATCGGGAGCACATCACTTGAGTCCCTGCGCGTGTGGGACCAGCAGAATTTTGGTGAAGACCTGATCTTCGGCCCCACGGACGGGCCGCTGTACTACTGGGATAATTCTTCTGGTCTTTCCACCCGTGGTGTAAACCTGACCTCACTTACCGGCGCGACGGACGTACCGACGGTGCAGCGGCTGATGCTTGTGTCTGATGCTTCGCGTTTTGTTCTGGCGTTTGGGTGCAATGACTACGGTACAGCTACCCAGAACCCGATGCTGATCCGGTGGTCAGATCAGGAAAGCGCGGTCAACTGGACGCCCGCAGCGACCAACCAAGCAGGAAGCCTCACGCTGTCTCACGGGTCTGAAATCACAGGCGTAGCCCAGGTTCGGCAGGAGATCTTGGTCTGGACAGACATCGCTCTGTATTCGCTTCAGTACCTCGGCCCCCCGATTGTGTGGGGCTCACAGATCCTTGCCGATAACGTCACGTTGATGAGCGACCGGGCGATGGTCACGGGGTCAGGCGTGCTGTACTGGATGGGTGAAGATAAGTTCTATGTGTACGACGGGCGGGTGCAAACACTCCCCTGCGATTTGCGGAAACACATTTTTAGTGATTTCAATCAGAACCAGAGAGAGCAAGTCTTTGCTTCTACCGTAGAACAGTTCACAGAAGTCTGGTGGTTCTACTGCTCGGCAGACAACAACACCGCTTCTCCTGACCGCTACGTGGTGTACAACTACTTGGAAAAGATCTGGTACTACGGCACGATGGACCGCACCGCATGGATGGATGCGAGCATCATCAGCAACTTACCTATTGCGGCTTACGGTGACCAGCTTCTGTACCATGAGTCTGGTGTAGACGACAACACCACAGGGACCGCTGTGCCGCTTGAGGCGTACATCACCTCGTCAGAATTTGACATTGACGACGGGCACAATTTTGCGTTTGTGTGGCGGGTGCTGCCTGACATCACGTTCCGGGGGTCTACGGCGAACAATCCCAGCGCAACGCTGACGCTTCTGCCCTTGCAGAACTCAGGCTCCGGGTACAACAACCCTGCATCCTTGGGCGGGTCAGACAACGGCGCAATCGTGCGCTCGGCAACAGTCCCGGTGGAGGAGTTCACGGGCCAAGTCAACATCCGCGTGCGCGGGCGGCAGATGTCCATCAAAATTGCGTCTACAGACCTGGGCGTGACATGGCAGTTAGGTTCACCCAGAATTGATCTCAAGCCTGATGGCCGCAAGAGTTAATCATGGCGCTGATCTACAACGTCATCAAGCGGTTTGTAGCCCCGGCGCTACCTCAAGCATCGCAGGAGTACGACCAGAAGTACTTCGACAAGTTCAACTCAATCCTGCGCCTGTACTTCAACCAAATCGACCAACTCCTGGGGCAACTTGTGAGCACATCTGCAACCGTTCCAGTCTCCATCGGCGGGACCAACGTCGATGCCTTTGGTCGGTTAAGAACCAGCGCTCCTTACACGATTTTTGACTCTCAGAACCGCTACGCTATTGACAATCAGTTTGACACCAGCACCGCCACTGGAGGCTCAACAACGTACCTGCCCAACGAATCATCGGTACGGATGGATGTCACCACCTCCAGTGGTTCTGAAGTTGTAAGGCAGTCTTACAGGTGCATGCCGTACCAGCCGGGTAAGGGTTTGTTGTGTTTGGCTACGTTCGTGATGAACACCGCCAAGACGGGGCTACGCCAGCGGGTGGGGTACTTTGGGACCCAGAACGGCGTGTTTATCCAACAGAACGACAGTACTGTTTCATTCGTCCTGCGGTCTTACATCTCAGGATCTGTCAGTGATGCGCGGATCGTGACGCAAAACAACTGGAACGGAGACAAACTTGACGGCACGGGAGACTCCGGGTTTACCCTTGACCTGACCAAAGCACAAATTTTGTGGATGGACTTTGAGTGGTTGGGTGTCGGGTCTGTTCGGTGCGGGTTCATCATTGACGGTCAGTACATCGTCTGCCACACGTTTGAGAATGCAAACGACATCACTTCTGTTTACATGACCACGGCAATTTTGCCGGTCAGGTACGAGATTACCAACACCGCAGCGACGGCCAGCGCTTCGTCCTTGAAGCAAATTTGCTCTTCGGTGGTTTCAGAAGGTGGCTACGAGCAGACTTCCATTGAGCACGTGGCCCGCAGGACAACGACCAAAACTTCGATTGGTACGACCTTTCTCCCTCTGGTGTCCATCCGACTGGCTTCCACGGCGCTGAACGCAGTGGTGCTGCCTGTAAAATTTAACGTGATGCCGACCTCGACGGGGGATGACTTTGAGGTTATCCTGGCAAAGAACAGTACAGGGCTGACTGGGGCCTCTTGGGCTGCAGTTGCAAGTGATGCCAACGTGGAGATGGACACTTCAGCCACGGCCATGACGGTAGGCACCATCGTAGATATCCAGT